GAAACTGCACAGATGCTATCAACTGCGTGGCGCATGACAGATAGTGACAGTGAGTATGCAGATGAGCATGGCATGTACAAGTTAGCCCACAAAAACCATCCATCTACTGTGTGGGTACGGCATGGTATCCTCAACTATATTTGGACACGCAGATTGTTCGGTCATCTATGTCAAGAGTACACCCATAGATCTGGAAAGCATCATGCGAGTGAGAGATTACATGAAGCTTTTGTTGACGATGTTCCATACCAAACAAGTATTGTAAAGTTTCCAATATCCTTTCCGCAATGTATGCCAGATGAATACAAAGTAGAAGATGATCCTGTTCAAGCTTACCGCAATTATTATAAAGGAGAGAAGGCATACTTCGCTAAGTGGGACAGAGGCAGGGCTGCTCCTGAGTGGTGGGCACATGCCGCTTGACTCTGTGGAACTGGTGCATTTAGCTACATTTAAATTAGAACTAGAAAGATTGGAGATCATTACCAGCGATAAAGAAGACATAGAATATCAAGTAGTAACTAGATGGCTTCGTAATAGAGTACAGGAGATTGAAAGGAGGTAGTTATGTTAAGAGCTTTGCCACAAGAATTTACTATAAAGACATCTGATAGTGATGGTCTTGGACTATTTGCAAGTATGGACATTGTTATCTTTCCTACTGCTATTTCTCACATACACCATCCGTTTATTGGGTGGCTTCGTACTGCTGTAGGTGCGTTCATTAATCACAGTAGTACTCCAAATTGCGTAGTGCAAGAGCATTCCACCACTGTTAATTCCAAGAAGGTGATTGAAAACTATGACTTAGATAGATATCTACTAGGTTCTAGATACAGCAGTGCAGATGGAATTGAGATTAAGGTGAGATACTTGTTACAGAACGCTCCCATAAACGAGGGAGATGAACTTACAATTAAATATGAGGATGTACTATATCATGGACTTGGACCTATTGACTATCCCCGACTTTCTAAGACGCAGGAAGAAGAGGGGCAGACCCACAAAGACCTTGAACTTGTCGGACACGCCATCTGAAAACAAGTGGGATGCGTGGGACAAAATTAAACAAGAGAGGTATGGAACTAAGTATGATATAATTCTCAAAGACGAGGCACCCAGAATAGGAAGTGGCTTCAGAATTGTATATGTAAAAGAAGGTCGCAAGTGGGCGCACATGGTCAGCCATACTGGTGATCCAGATATACGATCTGGCAAGACTGTTAAACGACTGTCACTTAAAAAGTGGTATGAAATGAAACGAAAACACGAGCAATATAAACAAAGGAATCATCCAGATGAAGTTGCAAGAAAGCTCAGTCGCAGACGTTATCGAAGAGTATCAAAAAACACCTGAGTTTGGTGTTAAGCTACGCTCTGATAAAACAAGGCAGCAGTATGTATATCAATTACGGAGGTTGTGTGGAATAATCTTGGAAGAAAAAACTGTAGGAGACATGTTGATACAGGATTTATCTGTGGCTAAGTGTCAGCATATCTACTGGGCCATAATAAATGGGGCTGAAGAAGGTACGGGAGAACGCTTTGCTAATTACACGTTACAGGTTGTCACTCGTGCATGGAATGTCCTTATAAAGTATGACATGCTTGAAAAAAATCCTTGGTCCTTTGTCGAAAGGAGTAAACCAGCGCCTAGAAATACTGTTTGGAGAACAGAAAACTTTACTGAGTTTCTAAAGACAGCATTTAGCTATCCTAGATGGAGAAATGTAGGATTGTTAGTGAGAATAAATGTAGAGTTAGGTCAACGTATTGAAGACATACGACTTTCAGAATGGGACAATTATGATCTAAAGGAAAAGCTATATACACGAGAGGTTATACTTAAAACTAATGAACGTATAGCAGGTATACCTTTATCTGACGCTCTTGTACAAATGATTACAGAACAGAAGAGTGAGTATGGCTTTCAAAAATGGGTTGTTCCTAATCCATTTACTCTAGAGCCTTACACTGAGAAGGGTGTTACTCGTACCTTTAGGAAGATCAGGTCTGCCGCTGGACTACCTTCTAGGTTACAGCTACGTGACATTCGTAGAACTGTGTTAACAGACCTAGCTAATCACGGGGCTACTGATACAGAGATCATGGCCTATAGTGGTCACAAGAGTAGAGATAGCTTGATGCCCTATGTTCGCATAAGCACACAACAGGCTCGTAATGCAGCAGAAAAGAGACAGTTTAATTTAGAGGAGAACGATGAATGGAACCAGTTTAAGCGTAGCTTTATGACAACGGAGGAATTATTAAATGAAATTAAATTTAAGGAGGAATAGTGATGCCACGGGACGATGAAGATTACATAGTTGAAAAAGTACACACTCAACTTGAACATGCGTGGGGGGATATGGACGTATACTTTCTTCGTCATGCCGACAGACATAAAGATAGTAAAATAAAATTAAAAATATTTTCTAGAGATGGCGTAACTACAAGAATAACAATGGAAAAGATTTAGATATGAAGGAGAAAGATAATAAAATGAAATGGCCTAAAGTAACTCCATCACATGGAGCAAGTTGGTATGTAAAATGGATTGCAACAATTACAATTGTGATTGGTGCTGTTCTTAATTCTTTAGAGTTATTCCCTGCAAACTTTTACTTTATGTTGGCGGGAACAGGGCTTTGGTTTATCGTAGGTATGCTATGGTTTGATCGTTCATTGATCACATTGAATGCTGTTATATTTGTTATACATTTTATAGGTTTAGTTTTACATTACTCATATAGGTGAGACATGAACATACACAATCATATTCAATCTTTAGATTTACAAATCGAAGAGAGATACAGAGGAGATTGTCCCATATGTAATGGAAAGAACACGTTTACTGCAATCAAAACAACCGATAACATTCTTTACAACTGTTACAAGGCAGGGTGTAGTTTACAAGGTCGTTCTGCATATCAGTTTACTGTAAGAGATGCTTTACTTAAAAACAAAAATAGGGATGCGAGAATAGAAACTTTTTATCTGCCTACACATGTTGCTCCTAACAGAGAATATATAGACCCTTGGGCCAAGAGATACGACATAGCGGGGGCTGATTTATTATACGATGTAAAGGAAAACAGAATAGTTTTTCCTGTTGTGTACGACAATAAGATTGTGGATGCCACAGGCAGAGCAATGAACAAGAGGCAAAGTCCAAAGTGGAAGAGATACGGTAGTAGTGGTCATGCTTACGTGTCAGGGACAGGTTCTATAGCTGTTGTGGTGGAGGATTGTATATCTGCCTCTGTTGTACCCACAATTGATACTGCTTTTACAGGTTTTGCTTTGATGGGAACATCTCTTTTAGATACACATGTAACACAGCTTCGACACTACGATCAGATAATTGTGGCTCTTGATCCTGATGCAGTACAGAAGACATTTGAATTTACAGGAAGGCTTAGAAGCTCACTTTCTATAAACATTCGTGCCATGAAGTTAACAGATGACTTGAAGTACAGGAGAAAAGATGATATTATGAACCTAGAATTATATATAGATTAGGAGAAATAAATGGAACTAGCACTGCTACGCACACTGATGAACAGAGAATTTTATAATAGTAACAAAAACATAGCAAAGGAAAGGATATTTAGAAGCAAAGAAACTCGTAGCATCAAGCACGTTTTGGATGAGGCTATGTCAGACTATGAGAATGACATTGGGCCTTCAGATGTAGAGGCATTGTTCTTTACTCAAAACTCTACACTTACTACGTCACAAAAAGATATCTATCAAAGTATATTTACTAAAATAGATAATGCTGATTCTCTCAATGAGGATGTAGCACAAAATGTATTGCGAGAACTAAATAGAGAGGATGCTGCCAATGAGTTAATGGACATAGCGTTTAAGATGTCCAACGGTGAGGTAACATCTCTACATAAAATAGTTCAGTTTACAGAAAGACGTGAAGAAGACTTCATGCCAGCATTAAAGGTGTACTTTGAGAAAATGGACATAGACTCTTTATTAGAAAAGAATGAGCTACAATTTAAATGGAAGTTCAACATACCTACAGTGGCACAGCTAGTGCCGGGAGTAAATGCAGGTCAGATAGTGGTGGGGGCTGCTCGTCCCAATACGGGTAAGACCAGTAGCCATGCTTACCTTTGTGCAGGTCCGGGAGGATTTGCTCATCAAGGTGCAAAGATTATGGTTCTGGCAAATGAGGAAGCTAC